ACATCGTAGACGAGTTTGGGACCTTCTTGGCGAAGCACACGACCGACCGCCTGTCTGACATCCGAGTGGGGTGTCGCAAGCACGATCGCACTGAGCGTCGAAATGTCGAGTCCTTCGTGTGCAAGTGAGAATGTTCCGACGACGACCCGTTTCTTTGCCGATTCGTCAAGCACAGCTTGTTTCATACCACCCATGTAGAGTCCGGCTGTCTGCCCGAGTTTCTCGACCAGCCATTCGCAGTGTGCGCGTCGATCACTGAGCACGAGCACTTGGTGATTCACAGCCGCGTCGCGAATCATATCCAGAAGCAACTCGTTCCGTTCGGGAATCTCAACCAGAATATTCACCATGGATGCCAGACACACTTTGCCGATCCGCGACACGGGTGGTCCGCGAAGAAACTCGGGGTGTGTGAATCGCGCCTTGATCACCTTGACATTCTTGGACGAGTCGCGGTGTTTCGCAAAGAAGCACGGGCCGAGGAACCAATAGAGAACGCGCGTCAGACCATCTTTGCGATCCGGTGTCGCAGTCAGACCCAGCGTGTACTTGGGACACATGGCAAACATCGCCTGTGAAAAGGCGGGTGCGCCGACATGGTGCGCCTCGTCAACAATCAAGAGTCCGATCGAGTCAAACGCCCCGATGGCGTGTTCGCGCATGCACAGCGTCTGGATCATCGCAATAACAAAGGGATGGTCGAGTTCGCAACGTTCCTGCTGAACTCGTCCGATTGTAGATCCTGGACAAAACTGTGCAATTCGTTCGGCCCACTGGTTTGCCAAAAATTCTTTGTGAACCACGATGAGAGTCCGAACACCAAGACGTGCTGCAATAGCAAGAGCACAGACAGTTTTGCCAAATCCGACATCGAGCGAAAGTACTCCATTTCCTTTGTATGCGTCGATCGCCTCTACTTGGATTCCACGGAGTTCACCCGTGAATGGGATCTTTACCTGTACAGGCTCGGGGCGTTGATCGCGCGTCGGCTCACCAAAGTGTTCCCGGCCATAAAATTGTGGAATGCACAAGTGCTTACGCGTCTCCTTGAACACCTTGAACGGCGGCGGACGAAGCCCGAGCGCGTTTTCGATCGCCCGTACAGTCAGATCACGCTTCACGTCAGAGTTTGGCGGGATGACGTAGCCTGTGCGCGTGAGTGACATAGAGAAAAAAGGCGTTGTTTCTATAGATGCGTCTGTGCTTTGTGATTCCGGCAAACCGTGCTGACAAGTCATACACGCCCTCGTTTCTGATGAACTGGACCGATTTGGTGCTTCAGTGTGCCCAGAAGGGACATCAGGTGATGGTCAGTCAGCAGAATACCCGAGCTGATTGTTTCGCGTCGTCGGGGTCGGAGACGTTCGATGCGTACCTGTGCATCGATCCGGACGTTCTGTTTACGCCCAACGAGGTGTTCAAGTTGTTTGAGAGTCCGCACGACGTCACCGGTGCACTGATGATGTCGTCCGACGCTGTAACTTTGACGTGCGGCAAGCGTTTCGAGGAGGTGGATACGAGCGAGCCGTACTTTGAGACGGATGGCCTCGAGCCATCGTTTGTTTTGATTCGCCAGATTCCAGAGGGCTGGAACTATGTCGACAAGATCAAGGCGCACATCGACTCGTCCCTGCGTATTGGCCACCGGGTCACTCTGAACATCTGATTGACGAAAGCACGTAGTACCCACCGGTTGATTCAATGACACAGTCGACCGCCGTATCAACAGGCAGATCCTGAATCGGGGTCAGGCCGCCAACGTGACACATCACCCGATTATACCGAAACGGAACCTTGACCCGACGGACGAAATTGTCCCACTCGAGGTCCAGGTACTTGCGACCACCGATATCGTACCAGGGGGCTTTCACAAGAGCCTGGTACGATCCCACTGGCATTCTTTCATACGGTTACAAAAAAAGTTGACATTATTGAGCGAGAGAAAACTCACTCATGAGTTCACCGATGTTGCGGTAGTACCGCGCGAGGTCCTTCTCGAACCGCTTGTTCTTGTGTTGGTCGTTGACGTAGAGCCATGCGAGGTTCGCCTTGCTGTACTTGGTCGCCTTTTGATTCTCGGTGGGTTTCCTGGGACGTGCCTTCTTGTCAGGCTCGGGTGCATCGCTCGGACCAGGTTGACGGTCGATATAGCTCAAGGCTTGCATACACGTGTCGGCCAAGTCATCCTTCTTCTTGTGCTTGTCAAACTCGGCGACCCAGTCGGGATTTGTCGCCTCGATGAATGTGCGACACCGATCGATCGACGCCTTTTTACGTTCGAGGTACTTGGCCCGACCCGGGCCAGCTACATCGGGAATCTTGTGACGTGCGTCCCATATAATGACATCCTTGCCGTGACACAAAAAGTACGTGTGCAGAAAATGCTCGACGGACTTGATTGTTCGGTTTTTATCGGGCTGTTTTTCGATAAGCACGGTACCTGTTGCAAGTCGAGCCCACGGGCGCGCATCCATATGCTTCTTCAATGATCGGAACAAACCATCTGACGATTGAGGAGGTACACCAGCCACCTCCCATTCTTCAATTTTCTTAGTCGCGGGATCCATAAGGCACATTGCGAGATTCTTTATACCTACATCAATTGAAAGAAGCAACATACTATTAAAGAAGTGAGATACAACTTTAAGTAATGTCTAACGTATGTTGTTGGTGGTGTTGTCACTCATTCCCAGGTCCGTCCCTCCACTACCCTTACAGGTACGACGATCGCAGGAAACACTTTTCGACAACGGGACACTTTTGTTCATGGGAATGTATCAAAAGCTACGCTATCGACAATGCGGGTGCACGATCAGGTGAAGTCCTGATGATCTTGGCTCTTATGAGGAAACAGGCCAACGATAACAAGTACATGCTGACGCGCCCGGCACCCAAGAGAGTAACTCTTAAAATGTTTGGAGGACCGATGAGTATCGAAGAGTTTCGAACATCAACGTCGAACGTTTTCGTGACAATGCCGTGGGAAACGCATCTCATACCCATCATTTCGACAACGTCGAGCACGCTCGCACGGACAATCGCTGCCGCTGGACCCAAAGATGATATCGTCCTCAGAAGGTCAAAACCTCTCGCGCGTACGAAAAGTAGTCTAGAAGCTGCGCTCGGTATTACACGTAAGACGAGATGAAGAGAGTGTGTAGTTTTTTCGGGTGCGAGGAGCCTATACAACGGAGCCCTCGTTGGATGTTTCGGAATGGTACCGTTGTGAATGCACAATCGTACTATGCCGCACTAAAGAGTCTTTCGCGCGTGTATACAAAGAATTTTTGGGCGTCCGAGACGATACCTGGACAATGGGACGTGCAATTTGACGAGGATGTATGCGTTGAGGATGTGTCTGCACCTAATGCATTCGATGCGGTTCGAAATGCACGCTTTTACCTCGAGGCGGATTCAGAAACACCGAAACTTATTTACAGCTCGAATAAGTAGAAAAGAAGCCGAGTCCGAGTGCAAACATGTATGACGTCAGAACGACAAACCAGGCGGGCAGGTCCATATGTGCCTGGATTCGAATCGCAGGCATGCGTCGCGGAATGATCGAGTCCATAATATCCTCAGTCGTCACCGACTCAGACTCATCGACGACAGACTCGTCGTCACTCACCAGAGCGGGGGGTTCGTCGGAGATCTCAGCAGTGTCAACCATTTTCTGAATAAATGTCTCTGCTTTTTATATGGAGAATCAGACCGTCGTCATATTGGCACTCATCGCGCTCATCGCATGGCTCATCTATGGCCGGGACCAGCGTCGTCAACCAGGTCGATGGGGCTACGGATACGATGGCCCGCATTGGGGACCGCGTCCAGACTGGCATGGTCGTGGTGGACGGGATCACCACGGACCCCATGGTCGCCCTTGAAAGGAGGTTTTGTCTCCACCGGACAATGATACTCCGACGCTTCTGTTAAAGCACTCAACCCCCCGTCTCACAATGGAGCCTCTGCGTGCGTACGCTGTGGATAAGATTGCCGAGATTTACAGCCTTCCCGCGGCCAGTGCCAAGGTTCGCAACACGGAGATTTCGATCCAGAACTGGGTCTACGCGCACACGGCCAACCCCGAGGAGAATGCCTCGTGGGAAAACCCGCACTACCGAACGCTCTACAAGCAGCGCCTCCAAAGCATCCTCTTCAACCTGCGCAAAAATCCAGCGTTGGTCGAAGCGGTCACACAAACCAAGACGGTGAACCCTGCCGAGATTGGTAAGATGACACCAGATCAGCTCTGGCCAGATGGGCCCTACGCCAAGGCGATGATCAAGAACCGCGAGACTGATCTTCAGAAGCAGATGCTCAAGGCGAAGGAGGATGACGCGTACGAAGGCTTGCTCACATGTCCCAAGTGCAAGGGGAAGAAGACGAGCTACTACCAGATGCAGACACGCAGCGCAGATGAACCGGCAACCAACTTTTGCAGCTGCGTGTGCGGACACCGATGGCGTTTCTGCTGAGTTTAATCTTCAAAAATCTTCCAAAATGGGTTGTTTCTCGTGATTGGCATGTTCAGCCATTCGGTTGTCCTTTTCAGAAAATTGCGAGCCTGTAGTTCGGTATAGCCATGATTCTTGAATACCCGGGAAACATGTTGAGCGAAATCGCGTTTACTCGCAATCTTCCGACAAATCTGAAATACATTTCTTATTCCAGTATTTCCGTTCTTCACGTTTGTCGTAAGGTTTTTCATGTTTGGATCGAGCCATGCGAGCGACCAGGTTGCACAAAATGTATCCTCATTGTGATGCTGAGTGTGATACTTGTGTACAGACACCGGCAATCCGGTATTTCGATGAATATGACCTAGTACCTTTTCATTTGCCCACGCCCCAAAAGTTCCTTCGGGTGGAGCCGGATCGAACAAGACTACCTTGTCCGAGTTTCTTTTGTACCCAATGAAGTGGCCCTGATCACCAATACTAGGATCTTTTATATATATAGTACCGGAACCTTGTGAAATTTTCTTTCCGAATCCAGTTTTATAGTTGCATGTATAATCGGCTGTTCCCGTTCGGGCTATACGAAAAGTCCTGTCATTCATGACAAGATCCCATTTGTACTTCCACTCACGGACTGACGCAGGGATGGGCATTCTAATACATAGCAGTATTTTCTTTAAAACCGTGAACGGGATATTTTTGATAGACCCTAGTATGCCGCGCAGGAGGGGATTCGAAGACAAGAAGCAGAGGATCCAAGAGGTGTGCGAAGAGCTCGAATGTGAACCATGTGAGGCGAGTCGACGTGAAATCAACAAACTTGAACAAAAACTTCGTCGTTCAGAAAGGCTTAGAGCTAGAGAGGCTAGTAAGACCAATGAGCAAGTGTGAGCTGTTACTTGACGCACTGTCTCGTTTTTTTGACGTCCCACAGCACCGCGAACAGCTTATAGATATCCTAGGTCACCGCAACGGCATTTCGCTGCGTAACCTGGAGTGGTTCGTGACCAATTATTCCAAGAACCAACACGTCACGTACATGACACCGGCCGGTCGCCAGTTTACCGTGCACGTCGCGTACAAGTCGAGCCTGGATGGCTATTCAAAGAAGCTCTTTGATCCATTTTGTCGGACCGAGCGCATCGAGTTTCATGGGATGACGACGACGGTCGCCCAACTCAACTTCATCCGCTGGTGCATCACCAACGGCATCATCGAGTATATGACTACGAAAGAAGTGTTGCGTAGCCGCCAGACACCTCGAGTGTCACGTACCCATAATAGTAAAGATGCAAAAGGTACTGACTCGCAATTTGAGGGGTGTATGTGTCCAGGAACTTGATGTCGAGGTGGGTCGTCTGCGAGTTGAGCGTCTTGAAATCGAGCGCACCCTCTTGCGTGTACTCGGCCGGTGACTTGCCGAAACAGTACACGTACAGATTCTTTGAAGGCACGGTGAGTCCGTGATCGAGTGGCTGTTTGTACGAATAGTACAACCCACCAGGAAAGTTGGACAGGACGTTTTGATTGTTGAGGTAGAGCGTCGCGTACTCGATCGTGTCAATGTAGCGCACGCTCGCCCCGTTAAAGAAGGTGACGGGTGTTGCAGCCTGAATGTACTTTGTCGTGTAGCCGTACGCATATCGCGAATCGTAAAAATTACTGGCTTGCGTCTCATACTGTTGGTTTCGGACAAACCAAACCATCATCGTCACTGGGTAGTTGGCAGTCAGGTTGAGCCGCATCAGACCATTCTGATAGGGCTGAACCGCCTCGGACCAGACGCGCGGTACGTTAAATTGAAGTTTCGTATTTTGGTAATACAGACGCTCCTCGGGCGTGAGGAGGATTTCCTCGATGAGCAGACGAGGCTCGAGTACGTCGATGAGTCCGTTCGAGACGTTTGTCGGTGCGTTTGTGATCCACGCCGCCGTGTTGAATGTGAATCTGATGGTGATGACCGACCGCGACACGGCGCACATGGGAAAGAAGGGCTTCTCGAGCCGCTCCTTGACTTGGTCGCTATGTGTGTGACGCCTGCAAAAGAAAAACTCGAGCGGGATGATCAGTTTGACAGGCGTGTCAGCCGGGACGTTTGTGCCTTCAGGAACGCCACCACTCACCGCCTTGTAGACGGCGTCGCGTTCGTCGGCGTCCAAGAAGAGTTGATCGCGAATAACGTACCAATCGTCCGTGATTGTTTCGTACGGCAGACCATCCACGAGAAACTCAATTTTATTAAAGAGGGCACGACCAACGAGTTCCGAGTACGAATAGCCATTCGGGAGGGCTGGCAGTGTACACTGGAGGTACATGTTTGAGATGAGATCACCCATTTCGCGCGGAAAGAGATCAACTTGGGTCACCGATCCGAGGAACGTCTGACCCGTGAGTCTCAGTGGTACGGAGAGCCGCTGCGTCATGGAGAACGACGTGTATTGCTTAAACTTCGGAAGCCATTGTGACTGGCCGCCAAAGAGGTACTTTTCTTGGGCACCGATAGCCGCCATCGACAGGAGTGCGCCCGTGCCTGCACCTCGTTCGACGATCGTCTTGAGTTCGTTCAAGCCTTCGGACGTTCCGACATTCGAGTTGAGTTCGCGAAGTTCCCCGAAAACACCCTTTATCTTTGACGCGTCGTACGCGCTCAGGTCGTACGACGAGAGTCCGAATGACGTGGTTGCGTTCGAAAAAACGTTCGGAACGTAGTTGTTCGACATTTGTGAGAGCGTCAGACGCATGATTGAACTCGGTGCCTTGATGTTGTTTGGCATGTCCGAGACAACCACGGCGTTCGACACGTACGGAAACGAAATGGCGGGCGGCCCGGCGTTAATCACCACGTCACCGTAGACGTTCGACGTGTACTCCACCACAGTGACATTTCCAGAAATACCAGAGAGACCTGAAATGGTCCATCCCTTTCCAATTTCCTTCCCCTGCGTCGGCTCCGTGAGGTAGACCATAAAGGATCCATCTTTGAGCATCGACGGGCCGTAAAACCCGAGGACGCTGATGGTTTGTACGACAGTCTGTTGGACGGGCGCTTCGACATTCGCAGTGACGGTCGGTGCGAGCAACTTTCCGGTTCGTTGGTTGATCGTCGTCGAGAACGTGTACAAGGCGTCGGCAACATCCTGTTTCGTCCGTGCCGTCGCGATCGTGTCGCTGAACGCTTTGACGGCCGTGCGCGTGTCTGCATTGAGCGGCGCCGTTTGAAGATATGTCACCGTCGCATCGTAGATGTTGGACACAGACTCTGTGTCATCCGCGATGAGATCCAATATGTTCCCTTGGAGGTCCATAACTACAACGTGCGCAGATTTTGTTTCCATAGGTCGGACACGCTGGTCGCTTCAAGCACGCGAATCGCCTCGCGGTACTCGGTCACGCGCTCGATGAGTCGCGCCACCTCTTCGCTCGTATACTCGTAGGTCTTTGTGTTGAGCAACTCCTTCGGGTACCCCTTCCCGGCCATCGTCGCCTCGAGCTGTTCGCGTGCCACCTTGAAGACGACGAGCCGACCTTCAATCACTTCGCGAACAAACTTCGCCTTGAGTGACAACGTCTCGCACTCGGACGCCATCCGCTTGAGCATATGTGCCTTACGCATGGCGTACACGCGCATACGAATCTCGAGATAGTCGCACAGAATCTCCTCCGGGCTCGCATACTTTTTGATCCCCTTGGGCGTGATCAGGTACATGTTCGACGTGTGGATCGTCTTT